GATGATGCTCCAGCGGCTGGTGAAATCACTGGTCTTTCTGGTAAAGAAGTCTGGAACTATAACTCTGGTAAGCAATGGTGGTATGAAACTAGAATTGCTATGTCAGATGTAACTGAAGGAAACATCTTTGTTGGCTTTGCTGACAATGCATTTGTTGATCCAGCTACTGTACCAACTGATTGTATTGGTTTTTCTCACTTAGAAGACACTACAACTATTCAATTCCTATCTAGGAAGAATGGTGCTGGTGTATCTTTTGATATGAAAGACAGCGGAGCGGGAAGTACTTATACTTTCGCTGACTCTAGCATACCAACTCAGTCTGCAACTCAATTTGAAATCCCATCTAACTCTGTTAGATTAGGTTTTCATTTTCAACCTGCAGGTACGGAAAATAACCAAACATCGGCTCAGTATAAACTTTACTTAGACGGTAATTGTGTTGGAACGCAAGCAGCATCAACTGTTCCTGATGATATAGCTTTAGAACTAAAAGTTTTCATAGAAAACAAAGGTACGACTGCTAATCAAATAGCAACAGACTGGATTCAAACGATCCAACAAAGATAATAATATTATTCTAGGCTCCTTCGGGAGCCTAGGTAAAATTAGGAGATAAAAATTATGGCAATAACATCAAATGTTAGACAAACTATACCTATAACGACAGATGGTTTAGCGCAGAAGTATGTTAAGACAACTGCAACTACTATCACTAAAGCTAGAATCATGAATGTTTATGGTCAAGCAAGTGCAGCTGACGCTGAGATAAAAATTTATGACGAAGCGGATGGTTCTAAAACTGCTTCTAAATTAGTTTATCACGTTAAGTTTTCAAATGCTGATAACCATGGTCAAAGTTTTACAATTCCTGGAGAAGGAATTTATTGTAATGCTGGAATGTATGTTGATTTAACAAATTGTGATTTTTGTGTTATTATAGGCACATTCACGTAAAGAGGTAGCCGATGGCGAACACTACTTCTGGTACATATGTTTTTGATAAGAACTATGCGATCGATGATGTAATCATGGAAGCATACGAAAGAATAGGTCTTGTCGGAACTGCTGGAAATCAAATCCGATCAGCTAAAAGATCTTTAAATGTTTTATTCTCTGAATGGGGAAATAGAGGACTTCATTATTGGGAAGTAGGAACTACAAACGTTACTTTAGTTGAAGGTCAAGCAGAATATAAATTTTACAGATCATCAGGAGATGGAACAAGTGCTCCTTCTGTAGATGATACAGGAACTGCTGACACTAATATTTATGGAATTACTGACATCATGCAGTGTTCTTTTCGTCAGTACAATAATAACAGTGGCGGAACTCAAGCAGATACTACAATGACCAAAATAGACAGATCTACTTATGCTGGCTATGGAAATAAAACTACTAAGAGTACACCTTCAAATTTCTGGGTTCAAAGATTTATATCTCACACTACATTAACTATTTATCCTACAGCTAATGCATCTGCTGCAGGATCAGCAAACAAATTAAAAATTTTTTATCAAAAAAGAATTCAAGACGTGGGGGCATTTACAAATGCAACTCAAGTCCCTTATAGATTTGTTCCTTGTATGACTGCTGGATTAGCTTTTTATTTATCACAAAAGTTTTCTCCACAAAGAACACAAGAAATGAAATTATTATACGAAGATGAGTTAGCTAGAGCTTTAGCAGAGGACGGGTCAGCTTCTAGCACGTACATAACTCCTAAAAACTATTACCCAGCGATAACATAATGGCTGATATATCAAATTGGAAAAATAAAAACAGAAACATTCTTAAAGAACCGGTGTTTTTACCAAAAAAATTAACAAAAAAAATAGGTGAAGTTGACATAGAAAAAGAAACAAAAAAATCTTTAAAAAAATCTTTAAAAGAATCTGTTTGGATTAATAAACTTAAGAACAAAGGTAAAAAATAATGGCATCTTTTTCATCAGGCAAACATGCATTAATGATTTCAGATCGTTCAGGTGTGGCATTTCCTTATAGAGAAATGGTACAAGAGTGGACTGGAATGTGGGTACATACTTCTGAATTTGAACCTAAACAACCTCAATTAGAACCAAGACCTATTGTTGGAGATCCTCAAGGACTGCCTCATATTAGACCATCAAGAAAAGCTTTTGCAACTCCAGTGGTTTTAAATAACAATCCGTTTACTACAACTGCAAGTAACACAAGTGTTACGGTTAAATGTGAAAATCAACCTTGGTCTACAAATGATTATATTAGATTTACAAATGTTGAAAGAGCTGTAGGTGGCGTTGCTAAATCTACTTTAGAATTAACAACTACTCTGAACGGTGATATAACTTCAAGTGCAACAAGTTTAGTATTAGCAGATTCTTCACAATTTGTAGCTCCTGGTTATATTTGTATTCAATTATTTGATAGCGATGGCAATGATGTGAGTGAAACAGTTTACTATACAACAAACACTACAGCATCAAACACTTTATCAGGATTAACTCGAGGAACAGCGGCACCAATTAATGGAGTCACTCCTGAATCAACTACGGCAGCTGCTCATAGCAGTGGGGCTAAAGTTTATGGCTCTTATAAAATTACAAGACAAACTACAACGGAAAAAATAGCTTCCCCTCCAAGCACTCTTACTGTAAGTAATAGTTTTACGTTTAGTTTAAAAAACAATGCGTCTAGTGCAGAAACAGGTGGAGGATTTTTCTGCTTTGGTGGACCAGTAAACATGAGACCTTAATATGATTAAATATATAAAAGATTTATGGCATAAATGGTTTGGTAAAAAGGAAGTTGTAGTAGAAGCTGCACCTGCTCCTAAACCAGAACACTGTGGTACTCATAATAGATTTAAAAAAAGCTGTCCCGTTTGTGTGGAGGTGGTTAAATAATGCCAGGATTAAGCGCATCAGGATTAATTACACAAATTAGAAGTTACACTGAAGTAAGTGATACAGTTCTTACAACCGCTGTTTTAGAGAATATTATTTTAAATGCTCAACAAAGAATCATGTATGATGTTCCTATTGATGCAGATAGAAGAACTCAAACTGGAAGTTTAGTAGCTGGTCAACAACAAATTAATGCTCCAGCAGGAGCTCTATTTATTAGGGGTGTTCAAGTTTATGATTCTACATCAGCAACCACTGGAGATAACAGATGGTTATTAAGAAGAGATTTAACGTTTTTACAGGAATATGTGCCTTCTACAGCTAGTGCTAAAAGAGGATGGCCTAAATATTATGCAGTATCAGACATAGATCCTCCTACAGGATATAGTGATACTACGTCTGGAAGGATACATTTTGCGCCAGTTCCTGATTCAGCTTATACTTTTCAGGTCCATTTTAATAAGGCACCTGACCTATTAGAAGGAAGTGGGACTAATTATATTAGCTTGAATTTCCCTCAAGGTTTATTATACTGCTGTTTAGCTGAGACTTATGGCTTTTTAAAAGGTCCAGCAGACATGTTGACTTTATACGAACAAAAGTATAAAGAAGAAGTACAGAAGTTTGCTTCACAGCAAATTGGAAGAAGACGAAGAGACGATTACACGGATGGTACAGTGAGAATTCCAATCGAGTCACCGCCTCAGTAATTAGGAGATTAAATTATGGCAAATACATCGGCAATGTGCACAAGTTTCAAACAAGAGATCTTGGTTGCAACACACAATTTTACAGCATCAACTGGTAACACTTTTAAAATTGCATTGTATGATAGCTCAGCGACTTTAGGAGCTTCTACAACAGCGTACAGTTCTTCAGAAGAAATTACAAATACCTCAGGTACAGCTTACACAGCTGGAGGTGCTACACTAACAAGCGTAACTCCAACAACTTCAGGAACCACAGCATTCTGTGATTTTGCTCCTGACATTTCTTGGACATCAGCTTCATTTACTGCGAACGCAGCTTTAATCTACAACTCAAGTGCATCCAACAAAGCGGTTGCTGCAATTGCGTTTGGTGGAGACAAAACTGTTACTAACGGTACATTTACAATTCAATTTCCGACAGCGGACGCTAGCGACGCGATAATCAGAATCGCATAAGGAGGTAGATCCTTATGGCCGATCAAATCTTTTCGGTTGACGGTGTTCAGGGTATAGTTAACCCTACACGTTGGAATGCTCAAAATACACCCTATGGAGAAGGCGCTTGGAATACAGGTGGCTTTACAGCTCAAGATGTTATTCAAGGATGGGGTCATTTATCATGGGGCAGAGCTAACTGGGGTGATCTCGATATTTACGAAGAAGGTTGGGGAAGAAGTACTTGGGGCAATGAGCCTTGGGGCGGTACTCATAATAAAAACGTTTTACTTACAGGTTTATCTGCAACAGCATCCGTTGGTTCTATAACACCAACAGACCAAGTAATGGGATTAACAGGTCAGTCAGCAACTGGCTCTGTTGGAACTATTGCTCCTGCAGATGTAATGGGATTAACCGGTGTAAGCGCAACTGGTTCTGTTGGATCTATTGCACCAGCAGAAATGTCTGTTGGCTTAACAGGAGTTAGTGCAAGTGGCTCTGTTGGATCTATTGCTCCTGCCGATGTAATGGGCTTAACAGGTGTAGAAGGAACTGGCGGAATTGGTAGTGTAATAATTCCAAACGTTGGAGTTCCGTTAACCGGGGTTAGTGCAACAGGAGACGTTGGTGCACCAACTGTTATTTCATTCCCAGTTATTGAACCAGCAGGATTCCAAGCAACAGCTTCTTTAGGAACAGTTATTATACCTAATGATGCAGCATTAATTAGTGGAGTATCAGCTACAGGATCAGTTGGAGATATTGCTCCAGCAGATGTCATGGGCTTAACAGGAGTATCTGCTACTGGTGGAGTAGGCAGTGTAATCTGTGAATCTAAATATAGTTTATCTGGAGTTTCTGGAACAGGCGCTGTAGGCACACTTTCGCCTACAGAACAAACAGTAGGACTAACTGGTCAAGAAGG